GCCATCTTCGCGGAGCATGACTGGTTTTGTTACCTCTTTACCTGAATCATCGACCGCCGTTGGAAAGTCAAATTCCGGTTCGCTGCCGCCGTCAACAAAATCAGGGTTTGCAACTTTAATCTTGAAACCTTCATGCCGGATTCGTTTGTACCATGCACGCGAATTGATCGTGTTAATCGGTCGTCGAAATTCAAACTCAACGCTGACTGTCCAATAACTGAAATCATCGCCGACGTTCTGCTTTGCACTAATGCCAGCGCACCGAACAACGCCTGCCGGAAACCCCATGAACGTCGTTGAATTAACCGCGTTGCCGTAAATGTAAATTGAAATCGGATTGAACGCACGAATGTTCTTGGTCACGTTTGCTTTTAGGTCAACGAACGGCATCGTTACGCCGCTGATTGGTTCGCCGTTGACTGTCACAATTGGGTTGCCATCAATGTCCTCGTCAACTTCGCCGTCGGTTGACGTGCTTGAAAACGAAACCTCGGCGGGTTCGTTTATTGGATTAAGTTCTGGGTCGCTTGTTTGCGTCTCGTAACTTGCAGTTACGTCAAACGTCAGCGGCGACGTGCGGCTTGCGCTGACATCTTCGCAGCGAAACCATTCTGACAACGGATAAGGGTTGCCGATTCGCGGCAATCGCTTGTCAGCAAGAACATCAAGCGACGATTCAACGCCGCCAGTGTTGTCAACGACGACTTGGAACTTGCGTTGCACCTTTGCCGATCCAGCACCGTCGCTGCCGGAAGCGATGGACGCTGAATCGCCTGACCAAACTTCATCGACTGTAACAACTCTGCCCATCGTTTACCCGCCTTTGTTGCTTTGGATTACTTCAATTGCGTCGCCAACGTCTTGCGCTGATATTGTTTGCAAGAAGCCGACCGCTTCACCCATTGAGTCAGCGACCCTACCAATCAATGTTTTCGTTTCCTTTTGCTGCTCGACCATTTGTTCTTCGGCAGAAACCTCACCGCTGCCGCGTGTTAAAAATCGCGACTCTGCCGCTGCCAACTTGCCTGCACTTTTGCCTTCGTTCTTTTCTTTGTCGCGATCAATTGCGCCCTGCGTAATTCCAATGCCTTCAAATTCTTTTGCGCCTGCGCCAAGGTCTGCCGAAAACACGTCGCCAAAGAACCCAAGCCGTTCATCAACCTTTTCGTTGTACGTGTTGACTAATCCGGTTGCTAAATCGGTGGCCTTTGCTTGCAACTTCTTTTCGCCTTCTGTCATTCCACGGGCAATCGCGTCGGGCAGCGGCTTTGTCTTTGCTTCAAAACCGTCAAGCAAGTTTTGCCCCATGTTTTCGCCGAGGTCAGTCATCAACTGCCCCATGCCGCCCGTCATTCCGCTTTTGATAAATTTGAACAAGATGACAAAGTTGTTCATTATCATCTTGATGTAATTCAAATAAAACGTGCCGAGGGCAACAAACATGTCGCGAAAAAGATTTGTCCAGTTCTCGGCAAACCACTGACCAATTTGCGGCAGTCGTTCAGTAAAAACGTAAACGATGTCATTTACCAACGTCAGCACGCTTAGTTTTATTGAAGTCCAGATTAAATTAACCGTGTCGCCAAAGTTCATTATCACGGTTTCGATCATCGTGTAACCTTTGACTAGTTGTTCAAACAACCAGTAACTTATTTCGGCGGCACGCTGCGCGATGTGTTCCATTATCGGCAAAAGCAAACCAATCTTTTCTTGGATTAACGGTGCAATTCGATTAAACATATCGGCGATGCGTGTGATGTACGGCGCAATCAGTTCGCCAACTGATTCGAGCGTGTCGCCCCATGCGTTATTCAATGCAGTTAACGCACCGCCCATTGTCTTGGTTCCCTCGGACGCAACAATAAAACCCGCCGCTGCTGCTTCGTTTACTGCGTTTTGTTTTTCTGCAAGTGTCGTCGCTGTCCGCAACGCTGGAATCTTTTCTTTTAACGCATCAAAGTCGCCTTCGTGCGCTTTTGCAACTGCTTCAATTGCTGCTTCTTGCGAACCGAACGCCGCCGTCAATCCAATCGCAGCTTGCGTTGCACCTTTTAATTCGTCTGCTTCAAATCCAAGCGTTCGCAATCGCTTCATCGTGCCGAGCGTCACTTCGTCGCCCACGTTTGTAAGCAACTGCAATTCGCCTGCATAGGCTTTTAAGTCGGGCAGTAATTCTTGCGAACTGTCGCCGAGTGCGTCAAGCGTTTTCGCCAACCCGCCAACCGCCGCCTCTTGAATTGCAAACGCTTCAATGCCGCCGCTTATGATTCCCTTTAATGATTTAAACGCCAAGAACCCAGCACCAACGGCGGCAAGCAATGGAATCATTTTCGTAAGGCCGCCCGCCATGCCGCCCAGACTTGCGTTCATTCCTTCTGACGCTTCGCTAACGTCTTTGAGTTGCTTTGACGCATTGTCCTTTGCGTTAATTAAAATGTCCACTGATGTCTTTGCCATTGCGACCGCCTTTAACTTTTCATTTGTTCGCTTTTGACTCGCTGCGTTTCGGCAAGCATGAAATTTGTTGCGTCGATAAACCAGTTTGTTTGATTCAACAACCCGCCATCCATCGGCATCGTTCCACGCTTTGCAAAGTCAGCATATTTCACAAAGTCAATCATCTGGTTTCCAATAAATTCTTGCGGGCAACCTGCGATTTTAAAAAACCCTCGGTCGTCGCAATGTCGGCATCCATTTTCATTGCAAGACGGGCAAGCCACTTCGATTGACTCGCCCGCCTTTGGTTTGTCTTGGCATTTTGTTGGACTGCAAGCCGAGCAAATTAGCCCGCCTCTAATGCAGGCAACGATTCTAATTTTTTTTTATCTTCGTTGCTTGGTTGCATTGATTCCATTACCCGTTCAAGTAGATTTTGAACTTCAAACGGGTTGACGATTAAATCCAAGTCCTTTGCGTCAAACTCAAAGTCGGTTCCGGTTTCTGGGTTGGTCATGTTTTCCCAACCAATCAAACCAATTGCAGCGGTTTCGTAAACCAACCCAAGGCGTTCGGCAACTTTCATGTCGCCTTCAACCATCCGGTCGTTTACTTCTGCCATCCGAATGAACTCGCGACCGTTAAGCGGGCGATAAATAAACGCCGGAACCTTCTCGGTTTTGTGTTCGTCGGACTGCAAAACAACTTTGACTTTTCTCGCGTCGCAAATTTGTGGCATTAGGCCGCACTCCATGTAATAGACCAACTGTCGTTTAAAACTTTCAATTGCAAGTCGTCTGTTACGACTCCATTGCGGTCGCCTGCTTGCGGATTAATCTTGGCGACCGCTGCCGCCGCAATGTTTACTTCGTCCGTGCCGTCATCGACAACGCACGCAAACGCTGTTTCGGTTCCTGCTAACGCTTGACCGTACGTGTCGTTGCTTGCAACCAATACAGCTTCGGGATTAACTGAAATCATTGTTGTTCGGTCAGTAATTAGCGACGCAATGTAACCGCTTGCGTCAGTGCTTGATTGACATTCCCGCAAAATAACATTGTTGCCGATGTCAATTCCAAGCGACTGCACGCACGGCGACCAACTCCCAATCGTCATCGTTGCATTTGCAAATCGAAACGGTTTTGGGTCGTCGTCGTTTGTAAATGCAATTAACCCACTGTCGTCAATCGCTTTGTATTTGCCAGTAAACGTAAATTCCAACGCCATGATCTTGCCCGACTCAGCGACAAGATTAAACGTCCCCGACGCACCGCAAATCATAGTTCGCCGACCGTCTTGCAATAAAGCAATCGTCAGCGTTTTAAGATTTGAGCCAACTGGTTCGGCAAGTGTTGCGAACGCATCGCCCGTTTGTTTCATGCCGCACGCTGGCAATAACTTCTCTGCCCACGCCGGTGCGGTTCCTGAACCGTCGCCAGTCAATTCAACTCGAAAAGTCGCCGTGCCAGAACGAAAGCCAATGACATCTGCAAAGCGACCAAACGACGCCTGTTGCGGTCGCTCGATTTGTTCGAACGTCGGTTGCACCATTGGATCAAAAGCGTTTTGAATAACGTCGGCGGCAGCAAAACTTGATTCCGCTGTTCCGCTTGTCGTTTCGATCTTGGCAACAATCTGTGCTTTGCGTTTCAAAAGTACCATGTCGGGTTTCCTTTATGCGAGTTGTGTTTGATTTGTTTCGTCGACGCGGTAGGTAACGCGAACAGTAAACATCATGCCGCGTGCCGTGTCGTCGCTTGGTTGGAATTGGATTGGTGCTTCAAGCGTTGCGTTTATTGCGTTCCCGTTAAACTGATACCAAGCACCGTCAATTGTTACTGCGTCCATTGCGTCAACGATAAAGTCGTTCATCCGCTGGTCGATTGGTTGCGTGTCGTCGTCATCCGGTTCAATAATCGCGGCAACTTTCACTGGCAACACCCATGCAATTTTCGGCGGGTTGCCTGGACACGAAAGTTCTTCGTCGCGTTCAATGTCGTCGTGCGTTACGACAATGATCTTGTCCTCAACTGGAAAGTCGCCCTGTTTTTTCGGTCGGTAAACGCCTGCGGTTCCATCGGTCGCTGCCAATCGAGTTTCGAAAACAGCAAGAATGTTTTGCACGATTGAGGTTGTCATTTGTTCTTTGCTTTCTTTTCCAAAACGTATTTGACTTGCTGTTCAATCTGAAACCGAAGTTCCTTTGCAATGGTTTTCTTTGACCACTTTTCCAGTTTGTTTTTCTTGTAAACGTTGTACATTGTTGTGCCGCGAAGCGGTGCAGTTATTTGCCGGTTCTGTCTGCGAATTGACGGGTCGCGGTTTGGGTTTGGTATGTATGGGTTTTTCCGTTTAAAAACATGCCCACCAAGTCGATCAACGATAAACGCACTTGGAATGAATTCCTTCTGTGTCTTGCTGATTTGATACCGAACGCCTTTTTTGGTCTGTTTTGCCCCAAACCGATTCAATCCAATTTTCTTTGATTGGTTGACTTGAACCATTGACGACAACCGATGCGGCGCAAGTGCCTTTTGCGGAATACCGATGTGGTCTTTTGCAACCTTTGCTTTTACTTTTACGAACTCTCGTAACTTTTTTGCGATTTGCGTTTTGTGTTTTGCCGCTGTTTTGTTTATCGCTCGTTCCGTTCGCTTTCCAATTTCCTTTGGCGAGTCCGCAAGTGCCTTTTCCAACTGCTTCAACGCATCGTTCTGCAATTTAATGCTTAACAGTTGCCCCAACATTATCGCACCGCCAATACAGTCACGCCGCCGTCGGTGCTTAACACCTCAAACACGTTTTGCGTTGTCGGCGTTGCACCGTTCCGCAATGCAATGTCGATCTTGTCGCCGCCAGTGTTTAAGTTGTTTGCGTCAACGCCCGTCGCCGCGTCATTGTGAAATCGAACAATTGCGTTTGGAGCAACCGCATTTCCTGCCGCGTCAAACAACGCTGGCGGGTTGCGTTCAACGACTGCCGTTCGTTCGTAACTGCCGCCAACTTTTGGCCGATAGGTTACGGTTTCGCCATGCAACAACAACAGTTGCGCAAATGCGTTCTGTGCGATCAATTGACTGAACTGGGAACTCATATCAAACCTTAAATAAAAACGCACGGGCGACGCGAGAAACCGCCCGTGCGTCGAAGGACGCAGCTTCCTACGTCGTGATATTCTTGAGCAATTGCCCAACTTCAGAATATAAAATCTGTTCATCAACGTCGTGACGAACGCGAATGATGTCCGCACGAACAGTTTCGTCGCGGTACGATTCCACTGCACCGTCGACTTGCGAACCGTCGCCACCGTAATGGAACGTTCGGCCAAGGCACGCTTCGCGAATGTCTGGCGATGACGCGGCTTTAAACACCATCGCATATTCGTCTGACCAAATTTGCGCCGGTGCAGCGGCTTGCCCTTCGTTGGCAGAGTTCTTGGAACCACCAGCCACAAAGATGTTTTTCAAATCAAAGACTTGAGCAAGCATTTGAACGGTGATGTCCGACTGCTTGGTTGGGTCGCCCGCACCGCTGGCGGCAATCGCGTCTTTGATCTTGTCGCTTGCACGCAAGTTGCGAAAGACTTTTTTGTTGATTACCAACGAATCTGCCCAAATGCCGGTTCGGTCGTAAACTGCATTTATTGCGGTGTTCACGTCAACGATTGGAGTGCAGTTTGTTGCGTCATCCCATTCGTTTGTCACGGTTGTAACCTGACCACTAAACGTAGTCTCGTTGTAAACCGCAGCGGCAATTCGCTTTTCGGCTTCGACCATGATTGTTGATCTTGCACGCAACGTTGAAACCAATTCGGCATCAAAGTAATCGGCGTAAATCCGTGCCTCGCGGTCGTCAACTGGTTCTTCTTGCCCGTATTCTTCGCAAGCAAATGAAGCGTCGGTAAACGTCCAGTTTCCGCGACTGTAACCAGCACCGGCGGCGCGTTTGGTGTTGCTGTTTTGCAAAAGCGACTCCAACGAAATTTTACCGAACTTTCCTGATTCGCGATCAACATTGGTGACCGGCAAAACAGACGAACCCACAAACCCGTTAAGGTTCATTTCTAAATCAAACTCCATTAACGAACCGGCAAGGTCGGGTCGTAATGTTGCGATTGAACTGCTTGGACTTGGCATCGTATTTCCTCAAAAAGTGTTTGTTGTTTATTTCCTGACTGTTGTGGTTCGTTCGTTTGTTTAGTCGTTCCGGTTGGTCTAGCTTACCGCCGTGTTGTCTTGCTGGAAAAGCATTTCAACAACATCGCCGTCTGCACCAGCGGCTTCTAGTAGAATGCCAACGCGATAAGCGGTTGATGCTGACGCACCAACTTTTCCGCTGGCGGCAGTGAATACTTCTGCACCTTCGGCAAGTGCGGCACTTGCAATAACTTTATGCGTCCCTGCACCGCTGCTTAGTTTGACCGAAATGGAATCGCCAGCGGCAAACGCTTCGCGGGTTGCCGATCCAATTGGGTTGTCGTCGATGCCGCACGCGGCAACGCCTGTTGCACTTTTGGCAACCAAACTGTAAAGCGGAATCGCGCCATCGGCAGAAAAACTCTTTTCGTTTGAATCAACTTTTTGTGACATTGTTTTTTGTCCTTTTAAAATAATTTGAAAACGGAAAACGACTGACGAACTTTAATGTTCGCTAATTAGGTTGACATTCGGCAACCATACGTTCCCGCAATGATTTGTCCTGACGGTTAACATACTTAACCGCATCGACGTTTGATTTGATGTGCGGCAGTTGCAACGCAGAATTAATCGCTTCTTGCCATTCAGCTTTTGCCGATTTAATTCCGCTTTGTTTTGGTCGACGCACTGGCTTAACAGTTGAACGGTTGACGATGGCCTTTTTTTCTTCTTCCATCGCTTCAACTTCTTCTTCTTCCATTGCTTCTTCTTCTTCCATATCGTCCGGCAATGGTTCAGCGTTTTGCGTTTCTTCTTCCATCGCCGCGTATTGTTCTTCCATCGCCGCGTATTGTTCTTTCATCGCTTCGTGTTCTTCTTCCATCGCTTCGTGTTCTTCTTCCATCGCTTGGATGGTTGCTTTCAGCGACTCAACTTCTTCTTTCAACTCGGCGTTCGTCTTGTTCACGACTTGCGAAAACGACGCAAGTGCGTTGCCTACTGTCGCATCAGATTCTAGTTGCTCAAGTACGAACTCGGCGGTGCAACCTTTGCACGCTGCTTTGATTTCTTTAATTGTCGCGGCCATTGGAATTTCCTTTTTCGGCTTTGAATTTAATTTGAATCCGGCCTGCGCCACTACAAGCGGCACGTTTCGGAACGCTTGAACGTCAAGCGATTGAACCGGCGTCGATGGTTCTGTTTTGTCGTCAACGAATCCAAGTGCAATCGCTTCGTCGGCGGTCATCCATGTTTCGTCGTCCATCATTTGATGGATTTTGTTTCGGTCAATTCCTGTTCGTTGTTCGTATGCGTCCGCAAGTTGGCTCGCCATTCTGTCCATCATGTTTGCGGCTTTCTTAAATTCGCCGCTGTCGCCCTGCATCGCCGTCATCGGGTTGTGGATCATCAACCAAGCGTCGTTCGACATTACAACGCGGTCGGCTTTCATTACGATGTAACTTGCAATGGACAACGCGCCGCCTTCAATTAAGGCAGTTACCTTTGCCGGATGACGTTCAATCATTCCTGCAATTGCAATTCCTTCAATGACTGAACCGCCTTGCGAGTTGACGTGAACTGTTATCGCCTTGGGTTCGCCAAGGTCGTCCAATGCAGTCTTGAATGCCTTGGCTGACAACTCGCCCTCGCCAGTTCCGATTGGATCGTAAATTCTTACCGACGCCATTTGTTCTGCCTTGTTTGTTATTTTCAATTCGCGTTCCGCTTTTGCCTTTTCGTCTGCCGCGTTCATTTGTCGAACAAGTTTCTTTGCCCAACCGTAACCAGCATTCCCCCCCCATAATTCCCATGCCTGTTTGCCACGACTTGGAAACCCTTTTTCCCCTCGCTTGAATCCGGTTGCTTGCTTGTCAGCTTCATGCCGATCAAAATAAGCTTTCATTCGTTTCGCAGTTGACGGTGAAACATTTTGCCGGTTCGCCAATTGCCTTGCTCGTGCAACGCCGACGGCGGTTCCACCGCGTTTGCTTGCCGGTTGTGACGCTCGCAACTGCAACGCTGCTCTTGCCGCGTCAGCGACGCTCGCTGGCGGCTTAAAATCAATGTGTTCGTACTTGACCGGCGGCACTATTCACCGCCCTTCATGCCGACATTAATTGCAAGATTGGTTCCATCTTTTGTTGGACTTGCAAGCAATTGCCCATAATGAATTTCAACGCCGGTTTCTTCAGTCAACTCTTTGGCTTTTTCAATCGCCAACTTGATTGCTGCCGCGTTGTCGTCGATTGTTTCAACGACGATTTCAGCGTAATCGCGACCGCGTTCTTGGTGCAGTCGTCGCGGACTAATCAAACTGTTTTGCAACCGCAACAAATCGCTTGTCGCGTCCTTCATAGGTTCAATGTAATTCCATGCGGGCGGGTTCCATTTGTGGCCGTAGGCGTTCAATCCGGCGTCGTCAATCGCTCTTCGCAACCCTGGGTCGTCTGCCGCCCATTGCTTGACTCGCCAACAATACGCTGGCGTGTGGAATCGCTTTATCAAATTGTGTTGATGATACCGAAAACCTTTGCGTGCTTCGTCGATTGCACCACGCCAACCGGAAAAGTTCGTCTGCGATGCGTCGAGCAAAAGAACCATTAGCGGAACGCCAAACGCGGTCGACATTAGCTTCATAATTAAGTCGACTTGTTGAAAG